TTAATGAGGCGGTAGATAAAAAATTAATTGATCCTAAAAGAACAAGAGCTAGTATTAACCTAGATTTACAAACACCAGTTTTAAATGCGTTAAAAAAATTAGATTTTAAAAAATTAGATCCTAATAAAGATGTTATAGGAGATATTGTTAGAAGAGAGAGAAAAAAATTAGGTTTACCTGATTACAACCCTGGTGGTGGTAAAGGTGGATCTGAGTTGAATGTTATTAATAGGTTAATACAAAGCGGTGCAATAGATAAAAAACTTGCAAAAAATATTAAAAAATTTCAAGACCAAAGGCAAAAATTAGGTAGAGATGCTGCAACTGAAGCTGCCACATTAGCAAGGGCAAAGAAAGCAAAAAAGAGAGCAAAAGTTTTTAGAGATGTTATAGCAGATATTCAAGAGGGAAAAGACTATGATGTAATATTTAACGCAAACCAGATAGTACCTTTATTAAAAGAAAAAAACCCTGAGCTGTTTTCTGCTACTTATAAAAATGCTAGCTCTAGAGCAAAATTAATAAACAGTATGATTGCGCAAGATCCTGGTTTGGATCAGTATATAAACAAAACTGGCTACATACCAGATCCAGAAACATTTAGAATATCTACTGACGTACCAATACAACAAAATGTGTTTGCACAAAAATTTATTGAAGAGTTTAGACCAGGTGAAAGTTACATTGAATTATTACAGAAAGATCCAGAGCTAAGATTTTATAATAATCTTAGAAGGTCATCAGGTCAAAATGTAGATGACTTTTTTGCGACAATAAATCTTGAGGACATACAAAAAGGTGGCGACAAGTATGAGGATTTTTTAAAATTTGAAAAAATTGACAAAGCAAGAATGGAGGCCAATGAAGCATTAAAACCTATTTTACAAAAAATATTTGATGCATTGAGAATGGATCTTGCAGTTAAAAGAGGTATATCTGGAGAGGGACTTGATGCCTTAGTATTTGACAGCATATCTTCTACACAACTTGCACATAGGTTTAAGTTGTCAGGTGTTACGGAAGGTTTCGCTGCAGATAAAATAGGTAGAGGAGCAAAGGCTGAAGAAATATACTTAGACATATCCGATTATAATTCATACATACAAAACGGTTTAGAGAAGGAAGCACGTGATGCTTACAACATGTTTCAAGAAACTCAAGATCCAAAGTTTAAAGCTAGATTTGATGCTGTGGATCAGGATATGAAAATATTAGGAATAGAGGGTCAAGTTGCACCAGGTGTTAAAGTTGGAGAAGCAAAACCTTTTGATCAAAAATTATCTGAACTCATGATTAATGCCATGGATTATCTATATGACCCTGTAACAAAAAAAGGTATATTAACTCAAACTGAAATTAATAAAGCAATTACAGCAGCAAACAAAATAGCAAAGGCAAAAAAGGATTATGAGAAAATGTTTGGAGAACCAGCAAGTTTTCAAAGAGGTGGATTAATAACAGAAGACATGAATATTTTTGATGATGAAGAACAAGGACAAATAATACCAAAGATTACAGTTGAGTTTGGTGATGCTGCACTTGGCAGAGCTAGACGATTTGGTGAAGAAAAACCAGAAGAGGCAGAGCCGATGCAAGTGCAACGTGTTAGCGCGGCACCACAAGAGAAAGTATTTGATACACCACCCATAGAAAATATATTTACTGGCGAAGTAGAAGAAGCAAATCTTAAATTACCTTTCTTCAAACTATTTACAAAGCCACCTGTAAACGAAACAGCGCCTATACCTACACCTAAAGAGGGATTAGACAATCCTACAAAAAAACAATTACAAAGTTTAGAGCAAGAAAAATTAAACAAAGAGCAAGACTTCTTTGATCCAACTCCTGAAGATAATGCAAAAGTAGATTTGGGTAGCTCAACAGATGTAGCTACGACACCAAAAACTAATCAACCACTAACAGGAGTATTTTATTCTGATGCAGAGAAAGCATTACAAAGACCAGACACGCCTGTAATATTTCCTAATAAACAAGCACTCATTGATTTCTTTGCAAAAAATAGAATTAAAAAAACAGAGCTTGAAGATTACGGTATCAATAATTTGTTGAAAGCTTTCGATGAAGTAACACCAATACCTAAAGATGCTATCATAAGACAAATTAGATCTGCACCCGTTAGAGGTATGCATGTACACGCAACAGGTAAAGGTTCTGAAATTATTAATCCATCTGGTGAAAATGTAAATGTAGCATACGAAGGTTATAGAGAAGATGGATTTATACCAGGCACTACATCAGAACGTGTTTTATATATACCGATGGATAAATTACCAGGTGACACAGCAGGTCAACCAAGAACAATTTTTCAGGGAGAACAAATACAAAATCATGGTTTTGGTTTACCAGGAGGCAGTGATAACAATTATGTGATTGGTTGGACAAGACTTTCGGAAAGAAGAGCATTATTGCCAACTAAGTTAGAAGCACCAGCAGGCAAATCAAAAATACCTGGTCTTACTCGTGAGAGAGAAAGAGCACAAAGACAGGTCGCTGGTTTATATGCAGAAGCAATTAACAAGTTAAATAGAGAGGGTGTAAGAAGAGGTTTATCTCAAGGAGACCTAGATGAGCTTAGTCAGCTGTCGCTTGAGCAAATTCAAACTCAATATGGTGGTGTATTAAATAGGTTAAGCCCAGGCTTGTTAGACCAAATAGATGACCTCATTGTTAAAGTAAGAGATCTTGATTCAGAGATTACAAAAGCATCAACGGTGGACGCAAGCAATGTTGTTAAGGTTCAGTTTGCTGATGAGATACAATCTGACATTATGCAGGCAGCAGCTGGTAGAAAACAAAAATTATTAGCAACACTTAGAAAATTACAAGAAGAAGGCAGAGAGTCAACTACCTTACCAGAACTTGACCGAGTTGGTAATGAAGCCTTAGAATTTTTTGAGAAAAATAAATCAGTATTTAGACCGCTGAAAAAATCACAAACAGAGGTAGATATTTTTGCTGACTCGTTAGCCAAGGTAGATGCTGAAGTAGATGAAATTATAAATAGATTTGTTGAAACAAGAGAAATATCAGACGCGGATATAACAAGAGTTAAAAGTTTATTGAATGATCAAATAGATGAGATGATTAACGATTTAATAACAGTAGATCAAAATACTTATGAGGGTTTATTTCCTGATCTGCCATTTAAGAAACGTGAAGAGTGGGCAGATGCATTGATTAAAAAAGATTTGTTTGAATTAGCTTATCGTAAGTTTGTGCTAAAAGACCCTGACGTTCCTGATTATTATGCGGTAACTCCTGACAAATTTGTAATAGATAGGTACAGTTTTACAGGTAATACATCTACATCCGCTGCAGATAGGGCTGCTGATAAAGCTGATCAAATAAAAGCATTTACTGAACGTGGTGAGTTTAAGGGTTCAAGATTTAAAGGTATTGGTATGTCAGAGTTTTACGGGGGACCCAATGCTGTTGACGAGAAAGGTAAACATTACACATCAACAATTGAAAAAATATTAAAAACACAAGCTAAATCTAATAATTCAGAAATGATAGTATTAAATGTGCAAACTAAGTCTGGTGGCTCGGATATTTATAGAATTACGGATCAGAATGGCAACATGGTGGCAACTTTAACTGATCCAAGACAAGTGCAAACGATTAGACTTAACAACCCAAATTACAATGTTGAAGCAATAAGAGTGCCTGACATGAAAAATACAACACCATCTTTTGCTATTAAAATTACAGAAGAAATGCTAGAACCTTATAAAACTCACAAAGCCAAGGGTGGACTTGTTGAAATGATTGATATATTTGAGGTAGCTTAATGGTTGTAGAAAAAAGAATTACAGGTGATCCTACTGGTGTAGAGTCAGAGTCAATAACAATAGAAACACCAGATGAGTCTTTAACTGTTGAAAATGTTGAAATAACAGATGACGGTGGCGCTATCGTAAATCCAATAATGGAGGAGCCAGAAAATGAGTTTGACCAAAACTTAGCAGAGTTGTTGTCTGACGATGATCTTAATATGATTTCATCTGATTTAATTGGTGATTATAAAGAAGATAAATCATCAAGAGAAGAATGGCACGATGCATATTCAAAAGGTTTAAAACTATTAGGTTTTAATTACGAAGACAGATCACAACCTTTTCAAGGTGCAAGTGGTGTTACACATCCGCTATTATCTGAAACAGTTACACAGTTTCAAGCACAGGCTTATAAAGAATTGTTACCAGCAAACGGTCCCGTAAGAACTCAAATAATTGGATCATCAGATTCACAAAAAGAAGAACAAGCACAGCGTGTGCAAGAGTTTATGAATTATCAAATTATGCATGTCATGGAGGACTTTGATCCTGATTTAGATCAAATGCTTTTCTACTTACCTCTATCAGGCTCATCATTTAAAAAAATTTACTTTGATTCTACTCTGGATCGAGCTGTATCAAAATTTGTACCAAGTGAAGATGTTGTCGTTCCTTATACTGCAACAGATCTTGCAAGTGCAGAAAGAATTACACACGTTCTAAGAAGAAACGAAAACGAGATAAGAAAATTACAAGTTCAAGGTTTTTACAGTGACGTAGAAATAAAAGAGCAAACAGAAGAACCTAACAGCCAAATACAAGAGGCGGTTAACAAATTAGATGGTGTTAGAAAGACTGGTAGTAGTTACAGTAATGATAACTATACTTTATTAGAAATTCATTGTGAACTCGACTTACCAGGTTTTGAAGATGAGGATGGCATAAAATTACCATATATCGTTACCATTGATGAAGGCTCACAAAAAGTTTTATCGATTTATAGAAACTATGATGAGAATGACACATTAAAGAAAAAGAAACAATATTTTGTACACTATAAGTTTTTACCAGGTCTTGGGTTTTATGGCTTTGGTTTAATACATATGCTCGGTGGTTTATCAAGAACTGCTACAGCAGCGCTAAGACAATTACTAGATGCAGGAACATTAGCTAATTTACCTGCAGGTTTCAAGGCAAGAGGCCTTCGTATTCGCGATGATGATAATCCAATACAGCCTGGTGAGTTTAGAGACGTAGATGCACCAAGTGGTGATCTACGCGCAGGTCTTATGCCTTTACCGTACAAAGGTGCAGATGCTACATTATTTCAATTATTAGGGTTTGTTGTTCAAGCTGGTCAAAGATTTGCCACAATAGCAGATCAAAAGATTGGTGATAGTGTTGCAGCTAACGCACCTGTAGGCACAACCATGGCTCTTATTGAGCGTGGCTCCAGAGTTATGAGCGCTATACACAAAAGATTACATTATGCACAAAAGATAGAATTTAATTTATTAGCAAAGGTGTT